AGATCGCCGGTAAGGAATTTAAAGTGCTTATATCTGTCTTCAAGGTTCATTTTGGACATTTCGAGTAGATGAGTCTCGATTGTCGCATGAGAAAGCTTTGTAGCCTTGACGAGTGCGGAAACCGTAGGCCGCTTCGTCCATTTCCGGGCAAGCTTGATATACTGCTCACTAATCAGAATGTGATTGTCTTCCCAATCCCGGCGGCGGGTTTCTTCGCTCATATAATGATTATACCTTATTTTTGAATCTGATTTCGGATTCCCTTTTATACCCCAAACATTGAGCGCAATTATAAATCCGGTGCATAACTTCAAATTCTATCAATACTGGATTTTCACACTTACATTCACTTCTCATAGATAAATAATTGAGATTGAAGTCGATTTCTCTTTTAAAATCTGCTTTGTTCATTATTCTTTAAAAATAAAACAGCTCAAATTCATCTAAAAACAACATAAACTAATTTTGTGACAATCGCTAGTGTTTTGTCGTTTCAAATTGAATCAAATTGCTGTAAATTATGAAATATGGCTAAAACTGTAACAATGGAATTATTCCGAGCCGGTACCCATACCGATTCGAGCGGCGAAACCCGAAAATGGACCACGGATGATATCGACAAGATGGTCAAATCATTTAACGAATTGGGCGAAGACGTCCCCGCTACAATCGGCCACAATCCAAAGAATAAACCGGCCTTTGGGTGGTTCAAAAAGATGTTCCGCAAAGGCGATCTTTTAATGGGCGAAATGTCGGATGTTGTTTCCGAGTTCGGCGAAATGCTGAAAAAGAAGATGTTTAAAAAGCGGTCCATAGGGCTGCGTGGGGATTTATCCTTTCGTCACGTTGCCTTTTTAGGAGCCGAAGCGCCCGCAGTAAAGGGTCTTGAAGATTTTGCTTTCAAATCCGACGAAGATTTCGACACTATTGATTTTGATTTCGGCGAAGAGGAAACACCAGAGTCCTTTACAGAAAAGATTTTAAATATTCTCAAATTGAAGAAAAAAGACTTTAACAACCCCGATCCAAATAACCAGGGGGATAACCCCGCCAACGGAGG